CGGCCAAGGGCGGAGCGGAAGCGGTAACCGCGACAACGGCCACTGAAGCGCCCAAACCGGAGCCCCTGTGCGTTCCCGGCGCCTCCGACGAGTGTGCTTGCCCGGGTGGGACGAAAGGCGCTCAGGCCTGCGCTAAGGACGGGATGTCTTATGGGGAGTGTGTTTGTGAGCCGAAGGTCGTCACGGAAACGGTGACCGAGACGGTGACAGTCAATCCCGAAGGTTATAGCGGCGACTGCCTTCGATTGGGCGCCACCGTTGCGACAGCCGAAGGAGCCTGTGACCTTCAAACCCCGGTGCTTTACGTCAATTGTAAGGAACAACCAAAGATATCAGCTGGTGGTTGTCGCGTGCCTTACAACTTTAAGATACTCGAAAACGTTCCCGGCGTTTACTGCTGTTATCAGTAATTAATAAAACGCCAGGTAGTTCCGTCGTACATCACCAAGCAGTTCTTTGTTGATCCGGGTCCGATAGATCCGGTAGTTCCGCCATTTGTGCGAATCATTACGTTGTACGCAACGTTTACGTCGCCGTGGACGTGGTATTCGGTGCCCTTGCGCGGATTAGGAATTGAAACGTCGAGGTAGCGCGTTGCCGTTGTAAGTGCAAAATAGAACCGATAGCGATACGTGTACGAGTGGTCGGCATCCGATAAAAACTCCGTGTTCGCAACGATTCGACCAGTCCCGAGTGTGAAGTCATTATCCAGCGTCGTCAGGTCCCCCGTGGTACCAGCCGTGGTTCCCAGGTGCATGTTTTTCGAAGTTGCCGGGCCTTCGAATTGGGTCGTCCCCTTTATCGAAACCGTGTCGCCCGTCGTGTTGCCAAGGTTCACATTTCCCTGAGCATCGAGAAGCCCAGGGATCGTGATTGTACTTGCTCCGGCTCCTAGCGTGACGTTGCCGGTGAGCATCGTGTCGATGGCGTTTTTCAGGTACGCGAACGTGTTGAAGATCTTCCGAAAGATCTTTATCCAAACAAGCTGGTGCACTCGTTCGTCTGTATACGGAATCTGGTCAACGTCATTATACGCCGGACTGTTTGCGCTTACGATTTTCACAGCGTCCCCCTTGTGACAAGCGGCGCAGAAATGACCGCGTTGGTCCCGGATATGATAGCAATTCGGTTATCCATTCGAATGCATTTGAGGTCATTCAAACTATAGAACGTTGCGCCGTTTGCCGTGAGGTACCAGCTGGCTCCATTGTCGATCGACACAATCAGGCCGACGCTGTTTACGCTGTTTCTAACGGTTACCCACGGGCAGCACAGCACGTTACCGAGTGCGCACATGCCCATTTTCGTCGGCGTAGCGCCGCCCCAGATTACTTGCGGGGTCGTTTGGAACGGTTGCCACGTTCCACCGGTTGGCGAGGTTGACCAGAAAACTCGCCCGTCTGTTCTGACACCGGACAGGATAAAACCCCATGAAACGTCATAAACAACCGTTAGCGCATTCCCGTCCCATTGCGCCGGCATGGTCGGCAACGTCGCGTCGGTCCACGTTGCTCCACTGTCGATTGTGTAAACGGCACCGTTAGCGGCAACCGCAACGCCGCAGTCTTGCGACGTGTCAACGTTGTAATAAATCGCAATGCTATTGTACCCGGTGTGCGTTGCGTGGTTAAAGTAATTCGACGCCGTAGTGGCGGTTATTTTGACAATTCGCCCCTTGTTAGAGGTATTGCTTCCGCACACGTAAAGCGTATTGATCAGGTAGCTACCGTCGACCGCAGCAACGGTCATCGCGGATGAAAACGTTCCAGTTACGTCTAGCGCTACAACCGACTCACCTGTGCTCCGGTACCAGGTAGATGACGAGCCGTATTCGAACAGGTACCATTTGCTGTAATATTCACTGAATTTGTGAACAGCCACCGAAGTGAATGTAGACGCTACGCTTCCGCCAGAAACGGTGCCGTCGGGCCAGCACGTGAGAAACGCTTGACCTTCATCAACGTCGGTCACGATCTTGCCAAGACAGGGCGTGCTATTCTGTGTCGTGTAAAACCTAGACGGGGCTTTGAGAGACGAAGCGGAGTCGAGTTGAACGCTTTTTCCGAATAACCCGGCAGCGTCGAGCCATGCAACGATCCCGTTGTTCGTCTGCTTATTGACTTCAGTAGCCGGCAAAATGTCCGACGAAACGAACGGGACCCCACTATTGATAAGCCCGGGAGAAATTGTCATAGTTCGTCAAATCCCATTCTATCGACAGACAGTTCGAAGCCGTCGCCGTTCTGGTTGATCTTGTAATCCCAGACGTTTACCGGTGGCATTACGTCGATTAGCATTTCGTCAAATTCGCGACGATTCACACTCATTAGGCGCGTCGTTTCTGCGTTGTTTAGCGACGTAAGGATAATTGAAAAACGGTGCCGCGTGCTCGTCCAGGCGTAGCCGTCACCAATATTCAGACCGGCAGGGCCACTTGTTCCTCCAGGCCAGAACGTGTTTGGTGGCGGCGAATCAAGTGTTCCTTCGTTCCAGTCGATTCGGACGAAGTTCGAGCCAAAAACAAGGGAGGCGGCCGCGTTTAGCGATTGTGTGTTTGCTCCCACCGTGACCAGGGCGAACTTGGCCGCACACTTGCGCCGCGCTTGCCAATCGCGATCGTCGGTTGTTCCGACGTTCATCAACGACGCCCAGTAATCGATCGCCTGATCCGCTTGCATCGGCAACTGGCTTGCAGCTAAGCGATCCGCGAGGTTTTGCGTATAGGCAAACATGCGCGCGATAGCGATGTTTTCGATCTGCGTGTAGCTTCCGGGAGCGGTCGAAAACGCGTCCCCCCGAATCGCTTGCGCCTCTTGCAGCCAAATCCAAGCATACGGGATATCGGCAGCGGCACCCGCGGACGACTTCGTTGGTTCGGCGCCGTAATCTCCGGAGTACTTGGGAGCCGTTTCACCGTAAACAACTAGCGTGTGCTGACGCGCACCAGACCTGACAACGGTGTAGCTGATTTCGATATCGGTATCGTAGATGTAAACGTCGTCGACCGTGGTCGCGCCAACGTGCCGAGCGTTAGCCATTTTTAGCGCCCACGACTTGCGTTCCCCCGAGGTCGAATCGATGTAACTTGACCCCATGCTGACCGTGATCAGGTACGAGTTATCGGTCGCCATCTCGTCGAGTTGCGCGGTTATGGTTGCGCCCGGATCGGTACCGCCGAGAAACAGCCCGGTAACGGTGCAGGGCCCGGAAGTTTCCGCCGGTTCCGTGATAAGCAACACCGCCAACGGGTGGTTTTGCTGCACGACGTCGTCGCACAGCCGAAGCCAATTCTCCGGAGAGATTGAAGTGTTCGACTGCGCGCCAAGACGCAAGGGAAACGGGGCTAAGGCACCGAAGGGCATTAGTAGACAATCACCGAGCAGGTATTGGAGCCAGCGGCGAATTCGGATGAGGTGAGAGCGAAAACGTTCGTGCCTGTGGGGCCGTTCCAGCTTGCGGAAGCCAAGCCGGGAATCACGACGCGAGCGATAACGGCAGCAGAAACGCCGTATTCGTCAGAAGCCAGCGACGGCAGCGTGACCGTGATGACGTTCGAAGCGCGGACAGCGGTCGGGTAAGCTGAACTTGGCGGAGAGCCGCCGGCATATTCAGCGCCAAGGATTGGAGCCCACGGAACCACGACGTAGGAGACGAACACGTTACCGCTCGCGAATCGCAGCAACATTGTGCAAATCGGCGCGGTCAAGGCACCGGCAGCGCAGTCACTGCCAAGGCGCTTGTATTGCCCGGAATTGACGTCCGTGTTGGCGTTTATTGAGCCAATATTGCCGTAGTCACGAAGGTTCGGGTGTGCTCCGTACGCCGCAGCTGACGCTGTGCGAGCCCAAAGCGGGTTACCGGCTGGGATTGTCATATTGGGTACACCGCGAAGTTGTGGAGTCGGGCGACGTAGGGAGCTTGCGATCTAAGCGTCGGAACCGGTGTTGCTGTTGGTGCCGAAACAAAGCTAATGTCGAACGCTTCGGATATTTTCTCGCGCAGCTTGTACAGCTGAACCGACGTGATGTTCATCGGCGTATTTGCGGAATTGCCCGGTAAGCGTGCCGCGAATTGGTAGCCCGGATCGGTTGACGCGAGGTTTTCGCCAGGACCAAGCGTGAGCATGATGTTTAGCCACTCGCTGACGATTGTTTGCAGGTCATCGCAAGCCGGGAAAATCCACGTGCGCCCCGCGCTAACGTTGGGTCCGCTGCCATTTGACCAGACGGTCGTCGTGATGTTGGTGCCGCTGATTGTGACGACTTTCGCCGTCGCAACCGTGAGGTTTACCGAGTCCCAACAAGCGATCGTTTCACCCGGGGCAAGGCTCCCAAGCGTCGCGGCATTGGCTACCGTGAAAGCCGTTTCTTCGCCGGCAGACGTCACGGTGGTTCGAGCGATTGGGCCACCCGCGAGCCACCTGCGAGCGCCAGTCCGTGGAAGACCGAGCTTGATTTCGACGTCGACCGGATTGTCGAGAGCCGACTGAACCACCAGCGACCAGGTCCCTTTTGGGTACCAGTTCGCGAGGTAGGTCTCAACGGCTGCCACGGCCGCGCTAGAGGCCTGTCGGGTCGTTGGTGTCGTGCTCGAGACAACCACGACCTTGACGCTTCCGGGGCCGCCAAGGGCCCAGTAAACGAACGCGTTGCTAATTGCGCCGGTCGACTCGAGAGCACGGTCACGAAGGGCGCCCCATCCAGCGCCGGCACTTCGGAGGCGAGAAAGGATCCGCTCTCGCTTGCGCACCTCGGTCTCGACCTCGTTACCGCCGACCCAGCGAGTCGGGATCGTGGCCAAAACCTGTAGGTTCGGCGGGCCACCAGTGAGGCGGACTTGGGCGCCTGGCTCAAGGTTGCCCGCTGACCCACTGGCGAGCATTATGGCGTCGACCGTGGTCGGGCCGGTCTTGCCCACCGCACCGCTGATAACCTCCGCCACGAAGCCGTTGGGCGCCACGAATTGCTGCCCCGCTGGGATTGTGCCGGTGCCGAAGACCGTGATGGTGACGGGGCCGGCGGCTGGGGATGCGTCAACCTCGGGGAGCTGCAGCCACCTGCGCCAGTCATCAAGGTCTTGACCTGTCGCCTCTAGCGGGTTGATCGCGTCCTCTTTGCCTTGGACGTAGGAGACCAGGACCGAGGCCATGTTCGACAGGCCCGTCGCGAGCAAATCCCATTCGCCACCGGGGCCAACTGGCGGATCATTGTCACCGGCTTCGATCGATCCAAGCGTGACATCTTCGACAAATTGCAGCTTTAGGTCAGCCGCTGTCGCGTAGTTATTTGCCGTCATACCGTGACCTGTTGGCTCTTTTGCGTGATGAGATTGCGGTAATTGAGGGTCACGTAGTAACGCTCCGGCATCGGGTAAGAGACGCTAAGGCTCTCGATTTTGATGACCTTGGTCCGTATCATTTCCGCAAGCCCGACGTTGATCGAGTTGAACAACTGCGCCTCGAAACGGGCGTCGATTTTCTTCGGCCATTCAACGCCGAGCGCTTGGTTTCCCGATGCGCTTTTCAGTGTCGTACGTATTGCGAAATACACACGCATCGCTACGGGGTCCGCCTTCAAAAACCCGCCGTTTACCTCGTCTTTTACGGGGTTCCCGTCGGGCCCGATGTATCGCGCACCCCTCGAAGTCGACGGCAAAGTCGGGATCGCTGGAACGTATCCGACGCCCGCAGGACTCGTGCCGAGCGGTTGTGCGCCAAGTCCGGGCATTGGTTAATCGAGGGGGCAGAAGACGTTGAAAAACGGGATACTGATAAAAAGCCCGGGGATTCCGGGGATCGGGATAATCAGCACCGGAAGGTCGAGGTCCAAATCGAGACCGAGTAGCGTTAGGTCAACGCCGAATCGAGGAATGTTTATGAACAGGCTTGGGATAGCGGGAAACGGGATGACTAGGACCGGAATGTCGAGGTCTAGGTCGAGTCCAAGCAGCTCAAGATCGAGGCTAAAAAACGGGATAACCGGAAACTTTGGCAGGGTAATCGTCGGGATTGTGAGCCCCGGCAATTCGTACGCGCACAGGCTCACGAGATCCTACCGGTTCCACTCCCTGAAAAAGTGCCTGTCGCGGTGGTTTGCCCAGCTTGAGCCGCAGCCGATCCAGTAGTGGCAACCGGTATCCCGGGGGCCACGGTTCCGGTGACATCAACGGTGATTAGGCCGTTTGCGGTAAAGTGAGCGAGGACCGTTTGAGCGATCGTGGCGGAGTATTTCGCGAGCTCGCTTAGGCCCCTCGCGTTTACCGGTAACGACTCGATGCCTTGGACGCCCTGCAGTGCGTCATGAAGCTCTTTCGCTAGTCCTGCACCGGTAGCGATCCCCGAGGGAGAAACGGTTACATTTCCAGGATTCAGCGGCATATTAGGGTCTAATGTAAACGCCAGCGCCAACGGTTGAAGCGGGTACGCCGGTCAATCCGGAAACACCACAAAGCACCGAGGTGGCCGGGGTAGCGGGAGCCGATGCGCCGCCAATATTTAGCGTGCTGCAAATGATATCAATCGTTCCGTCTTCCATGAGATGGATGCACGATTTACCGCCCTTGGTCATCATGGTGATGCCCTGCTCTGTGCTCATCTCGTAGATATGACCGAACGCCGCGATCGTAACTTTCTTGTTCTTACGATCGAGCATTTGAACGACGTCGTTGCCAACAATGATCGCCGCACAATCCTCTTTCAGTAAAACTCGCGAACGCTTCGAGGCATCCCCACCGGTATTATGGAGACACGTCTCCCCGCCCTTTAGTTTGCCGGTTACATCCGAGCAACGCGTATCGCGCCCGCCGACAACGCACGACGTGAACCCGCCGACGCCATCGATTGCGACGCCATCGGCTTGCCCGTTGTCGTCCGGCGGAGCCGGCAACGAGGTTAGCCCGAGTGCAAATGCAAGCGGGACTTCACCTTGGTCCTCACGGATTCCCGACTCTTTATCGACTTCAAGCGTCACGTGACAGACCGGCGGGATCGGTTTCCCGTTGTCGTCGATAACGCGCGCCGCGCCGAGTGTGTAGATGTCCGCGCTCATTTGTCCGCGCCAATCACGAAGCTACCTGGACGCCAGCAAACCAGCGTCGTTCGAAGTTCTTTACCGTCGAAACCAAACCGACGAGCGGCGACCCAAAGCGGTTCGTGTACCCGGGCCACATCGTCGTCGATGTCCAGAATCGTGTCGTAGTTCCAAAAATAACCAGTTGACGGATCGACTAACCCGCGAAGTGTTACCTCGTAAACAAGCGTGTCTTTGAGGCGTTCAGCGACAGCTCTTAGAGCGGAGTCGTTGATTTGCTCTTGTGTTTTCGCGAGGTCGTCGCGCCAGTAAAGCAGTCGATAAAGTGCGCGGGGAATGATTGCCGACTTGTTCGTCGGGAGCCTTCGTCCGCCGATTGTCCACTGATTCAGGATCCGGGAAAGTTCCGGAGAGTAGCTCGCGGCTACCTCGGAGATGTCCCAACTGGTGGCGGTTCTTGATGTTCCTTCGGTAGCTGCGCCTTGCCGTCCGGCGAATAGCGCCCACGTCGGAACTCTTGAAAAGTCTCGCGTTGCAATGCCGGAGATAACCGAGCCGACGGACTTGCTGTCGATCACGTCCTTGCGAACGATTCGACCGCTCGGGTCTTGCTCGTAGTTCGGCTTTTGGATTACGACCTTCGTCGGGTCGTCCGAAGGTTGTAGCGTTTCGCCGTGTCTCGCAAGGATGCGATTTAGGAAGTCGTAGCCGCCCTGTCCAGGCTCAGGTTTGCCGTCTGTAAGCTGACGCTTTCGGCGTTTTTTAACCGGTTTCTGCGGCTTCTTAGTGCGGGCAACTTGGCGCCCTTCGGGACCGTCAACGTCGATAATTCCGTACGGCGCGCACACATTCAAAACCACGTCTTCGAGTGTCGCGCCGGCTGCAATTGAGATTGCCGGGTCACAGTTCCCCTCGACGATATCGGCAATATAATCGCGACCTTTGCACGTGACAATCGACGGGCCTTTGTCGCCGATTACAGTGATGTCGATTCGTCCGTGAAGCTGCGAACAGCCGTCGATAATCAGCTCGACGGGAGCAAGCTCTAGATTCTCTTTTTGCTCGTCGATAAAGACGAACTCGAAGCCATCGGTTGACGTTAGGAACGCGCTATCAAGACTCCACGTCGTGATTTCGCCGCCGCCATCATTCGGTTTTGCGGTCGTCAAACGGCGCTCACCGTCGGCAACGTTGACCTCGAAAAGTGCGGAGCCGTAGTCGTTCATTTGCGTTTAGCGACGAAGAATTTAGTACCGGGCGGGACTATCGTTTGCTTCGCTAACATGAAGTTCAGCTCGAGAAAGTCTTTCAGATCCATCAACGATTCGCGCGCCAATTGGAGAACCGTCTTGGGTCCCTCGGTAATCGATTGCGTTATCTCACCGGCTACCTCACGAGGCGGAGCATTCGCCACACGCTCCGAACGTAGGCGTAGTTTCCGCGCGGCTAAACGAACTGAGTTAGCCTTGGGTCCACCGTTGGAGCCGAGTTTCTCGCAGGCGACCTCGATAGCGTTCGCTCGCTGCGAAACGGCAAGGATGTTGCCTTTTGCCTTATCGCGAGCGGTGTTTAGCTTGTTGATCGTCGCCGCGATTGCGGTCAATGGATCTGTCGTCGGCAGCGGGTTTCCGCCGTCCCAAGACATTCCCTTGACTTGATTGTCGAGCGCGGTTGCTTCGGTGAAAAGCGCGGGGAGATTCGGAGGCGCGTCGAGGTCACTACCTTCAACCGGTGTATGCTCGGACCATGTACAATCAACGACGAGCCCGTCTAGGATCATCGGTGAAAGCTCGTCCTCGTACGAACCGGGGACGCACAGGACAGGGCCCTGTAGAGGCGTGACGAGCGTGCCGGGGGTGCGGTCCCTCATTGCCTCGTAAAACTCGGGATAGGTCTTAGAAAATAGCTTTTCCCAGTTCTTGAGGCTTTCGTTGAATGGAATCTTCGCGGCCCAAGTTCGAGCCCGCGTGCCCGTCATATCGAAGTAGTCGCCGCTTCCGTAGCTCACATGCGCGGGGGAACTTTCATGCGCAAAGCGGTGCTTGAGTTCCTTTGCCGGCACCATGATTCCGCGCCATGACGGAACCGCCAATTTGCGGATATCTGCGGTCACGATTAGCCTTTGACGGGCGATGGAGAATTGCCGCGATTGGGAGTCGCGCCGCCACCGGGAGAACTGGCGCCGGATGCGAGCTTTTCGGCAGCGTTCTGAAGCATTTTAGCCGCAGTGAGCTGATCTGCCGTGATGCGTTTCTGCATCTCGTCGACACCCTTATCGGCCTCTTTAGCGGTAGCCGTGTCGAACACACTCCGGAACCAGTCCGGCATTTTCGACATGAATCCACTTTGCGACTCTTTGATCAGATTGACGTTTGCGCCTGTGTTTTGTGTCAGGGCTTGCAACTGCTTGCCCTTTTCCTCATCGGTGCCTTTTCCGGCTAATATCGCGGATCGCTTCGAGGAGTACTCTTCCCATGTCTCACTTAGGCGCTGAGTGGCGTTAGCCGAATCCTTGGCGCGAGTGTCACCGCCAAGGTCTAAAAGGCCTGCGGTGACCGAGTAAGCGGCAGCGCCGACCCCTACAGCCGCAAGCCCGGCACCAAGTTTACCCATGCCGTTCATGCCGCTGAGCGCAGGGCTAGGCGCTGAACCTTGCCCCGTGAGCATACCGCGAATAATCGAACCGATCTTCGCGCGCGCTAACTCGTTCAGGAGAGACGCGCTAATCAACGCGGAAAACCCGCCAAACGGATTCGCCGCCAGCCAGCTAGCAACCGCAGCCGCTTTACTCACGATATCCGCAAGTGGCTTTGCTAATTCCGAGAAACTATGTATCAAACCGGGCATTACCGGAAGCAGTTCGGTAGCGAGTGAAGTGTTCATTTTCTTCATCGCTTCATCAAGCTGCGCCGTGGTGCCGGTGAGGGCCGCTTCTGCGCGTAAAGCCTGGTCTTTTTCGGTCAATGCCGCCTTGTCGAACTTGTCGAATTCGGCGTCGATCGCGGCGCGTCCCGCTTTGCCTTTTGCTTGACGCTTCTCAGGAGCAAGCGCCGCGTTAGCCGCTTCCGCTTCGGTGTATTTCTGTGCGAAAGCGTCGGTCATTTTCTTCGAGCGCATCCCGAAGATTTCACCGAGCATCGTCTGCGATCCGCCGGTTGCCTGAATAGCGTCACCGACCAGCTCGCGAATGCCGCGCATTTGCGTGTTTTTACCGGGGCCGACGCCTGGGTCCGTGAATGCTGAGATTCTTTTACCGTTGAGTTTTAGCTCACCGAACTTGTCAGCGTGCGTCGAAAGGTCGTCAGCGAAACGGATCGCTGCTTCGGTGGCCTCCGCTGCATCGGTCGCGCCGAATCCGGCGGCAACCTGAGCGAGCGAGCCCATGCTTTTCATGTTCTCGATGCGCGTGCCCTTGAAGCGCATCGCGCCGGAAGTAAGCCGGTTGCCGTACTGGGCAAGGTCCTTGATTTCGACGGCGCCGACGTTGCCTTGACCGGCGAAAGTGCGCACGGTTTCAAGCGTCTGCTTTAGCGCTTCATCCTCGGACATTTCCGGGGTTTTGATCTTTTGGTAGGTGCCGCCGGCAACCTTCGAAAGCGATGCAAGGTCGACGTCAGTGGCCAGCGCAATCTCATTGAGTTGTTGCTGTGCGCGTAAGCCGACCGCGTAGCTTCCGGAGATGCCGCCGAACTCGCGAGCACCGGTAATCAGATCGCTAGACGTCGCGCCCTTGATTGAGTCAACTTGCTTCGTAATCGCTTCGGCGCGCTTCTTGATTTGCTCGGGAGTCTCGTCCGGTTTCGCCATTTGATTAGCAAGACCAAGGGAGGACTTTTCGACTTTCATGCCCTCGTGCAAGGCATTCGTCGCAAGCATCACGCCGCCAATCCCGGCGACCATTGAGGCGCCGGAAGCGATGTTCGACACGCGCCGGACGGTGCCGCTGGTAACGCTGCGAGTCGTATTGTAGAGGCTCGCGCGGTGCCGGGCTGTTTGACGCTCCTCGTCGCGTTCACGGCGGGCAACGTCACGGAAGTGTTGCTCCTTTAGTCGCGCTTGCTTTTGCGACCACTGCTCCTCGATACGCGCGCGTTCCTTCGCTTCACGATCGGTGATCTTGGTCTTCTCGCGCTCTGCTTTGTTGTGCTCTTTTTCGGCAGACCTGGCGGCTAATTTGTCGGCCTTTTCAGCCGCCTTGAGCCGCGCAGTCTCGGCCTTTTCCGCCTCGCGAACGCTAGCGTTTGAGTTCGCCGCGCCTGCGGAAGTTTGCCGCGCCCGAGTCTGCGCCCGTAACGTGCGATTGTTCTCTTTTTCCGCGTGAGACGCGACGCTCGACATTGAGCGCTTAATGTCCGCTTCACCAGCGATCTGATATTCGTATCGAATAAATACGGGCATTGCGGACTTTTAAGAAAAAAACGCCCCTCACACGCCAAGGAACGGGGCGGAGCCGTGGCGCGGAGGGGCAGAGTCTGATTAGTTGCCCCCGGTCATTCTGCGTGCTGCTTCGCGCGCTTTTTCCGGGTCAATTGTAGGGATAGAGTTCTCTAGCTGCGAGCCAGAGGAGATAATGTCCGGTTCCGACGTCGACAGGTTCGACCCCGAAGAACTTAGCAAGCTCAAGTACTGGGGGTCCAGGATCGGGAACCCATACGATTCGAGCCTGTCCAGGAGCTTGAACACGGAAAGGAGTAACTCCCCCAAGTCTGCCGAGGCCAAGGACGCTAAAGGGCCAAGGGCCCACATGCCTCGCTTTACCTTACTTAGCCAGAGTTTTATGGTGATCGGGTCTTCGTCGAGAACGTGGTCTCGTGCGCCCTTGGTAATCTCCGTGAATAGGTAACGCTGGAAGAGAATCCCGATCTCGTCACTCTCGAGTTTATCGAGCATCCATTGAGCTGACTCGAAGATCGAAGGGTAAATCGCAGGACCGTCGCTGTTGATGCGCTCGACGCCTCTGCATGCACGGACGAGAATCTCGCATGCTAAAAGGTCTTCGTACTGCTGATTGACGTCATTCGCTGCCATGTCGTCAGCGGTTGGCGCGTGGCCGTAATCAGCTTTGAATTGCGCGCGAACTGCGTTTCCGGCTGCCCTTTTCGCGGCAACCTTTTCGCGCGCCTTCAAGATACACATTCGTATCTTCTGAATTGGCTTCCCGTTGCGGCCAAGCATAACTTGGCTACGCACCGGAAAGTCAACGTCGTCGTCGCTGTTTGGATCTCGCGACGCAAGCATCAACACCAGTTCCTCTGGTGGTAACTCTTCGTCGGATGGTGGTGCCCCGTATTTATTCACGTCCACTACTCCAATTGTTAACCCACGGTTTGGGTTTTATTGCCTAGAATCAGCTAATTGCCGAACGCTCACCGACCCAGGTCGCGCTACCTGAAGTGCTATCCTTCATCGACATCGAGAGCTTATCGGTCGTAAACTCGCCTTCGCCAACGTACGAAAGCGGACCAACACCGATTTGAATCGTGTGTCGACCAGGCTTACAACACATCTCTTGAACGTTCACTTCGTATCCACCGGCAGGAATTGCGTAATCAAACGTTACGGTGCACTTGCCAGGGCCAGGTGTAAACCCCGCGAAACCATTATCGATTGTGTAGACCTCGATTTTGCCACCGTCGGTCTCCATGCTAATCGACGTAGCTTGCGAGCAACGAATACCGTCGATCTCGATCCACAGCCGAGCATAATCTTGCATTGCCATTTGTGTGTGCTCCTATGTTCAGCCGGGAGTGACTTCGTTAACGACGATTCCGCCTTGTGAGGCGTGGTCGATCGTGCGGTATTCGACGGAGCAAAGAACGCGCTCCACGTTGTCGGTGCTTCGAACGACTTGCAGCGTCGAAAGCATCGTATCGAGTTCTTGCGCCTGCCCAGCGTTGACGAGGTTTTCCAGTTCCTTCGCGCAATACTTTTTCAGCGTGCGCGGGTAGGTTACCTTCGGCGGGACCGTGTTGTTGTAGACGGGCCGCCCCTTGTCGTCGACGGGATCGCTTGCGAGCTTTTTGCCCTGCATATTGAGGGTCAAGGTGCGTTGCAGCTTGTCGCCGGCATCGTCTGCGCCTGACACACGATGACGCTTGTAAGCGCGATAGTCCGTATAGGTACCGGTCGCGTCTTTGATACGCGTTGTGGTCGCGTCGACGATGTAACCGCGACCATCCGCATTGACCGCGAGAGGCATAACACCACCAAGGATCGCGTTATTGATCGTCGTGTCGTCGGGCCATTGCGTTGAATCCGCAACGGGTGTGAGCAGGAAGTCAGGCCCGGAATATCCACCGAACGGGTAGGTCCGATCCGTCTCTTCGTGCTTAGCAAACAGCGCCGCAACTTGAGCCGCGACCTCGTCGGGGGCATTACGGAAGCAGGGCGCCCCGACCTCGTGGAGGCGTTCGTAATTCTTCGCGAGCGCCAACGTGGAAGCCGCAGAATAGGCGCCGTTGTGCGCTAGGATTGCGGTCCCGCGCTTGCCAGCTAACGGAAGGGCCTGGTTACCCAGGAACGACGCCAGCGCGGTCAAAGCAGCGGAGTCGCCGCCAAGGTCGTTGACGATGTTGTAGACCCAAACGCCGGAGTTCGCAGCGAGTGCAGCGGCGAGGTTCGTTGCTTCCGCCGTGGAACCTTCAACGCCGGGAGTCGTTGCGCCAAGGTCACCCGGAAGGGTGATCGTGATACCGACGCCTGGCGCGTTAGTCGTGAGTTTGACCGGCTTGTAGCTTGCCGTTCCGCCCCGGGTTCCCGCGTGGGGATAGGTCAGGATGACGCTCGTGGTCGAACCGGACGCGACAATGATGCCGTTTGCAGCGAGAGCCGCCCGCATGTTACCGGCGACTGTTGCCGGAGTGTCCCCGGTGCTGATCAAAACCGACGTGTCGATGTCAGCGGTTCCGAGCGTCCAGACCGACGTCCCCGTAGCGGTCGTGCCGCCAACGGTAATCGTCGTTGACGCTGCCGCAGCAGATCCGCCAGACGTTTCCGCGTAGCAGACGATACCAATTCGCGAGCCCTTATTGACGCGATTGGCAAACTTCCAGGCGCGAGCGGCCGCAGAAATCTTACCTGCGCCGGCTTCAACTTCGGAAGCGTCACGAGGCCAATAAAGGCGGTTCGCGGTGTAGGTGCCCGTCGATAACTTCGGGCCAAAAATCACCGTTGGGCGATCTTTTGACGTGCCAGCGATTGGACCCGCAGCGTTCGACACTTGGACGAACACACCAGGCTTGCGCCAATTCGGCGTAAGACCGGTAAGTGCAATTGCGTCGGTCATTAGTTACCGCCTTTTTTTGCGGACTGGAATGGAATCCCGAGAGCGTTGTGTGCAGCTTCGTCGACAGGCACAAAGCACCCATCGCGACGCGCCGCATTGAGTAACCATTGACCGTTCGCTGTGGCGTCGTCGATGGCGAATTCTTCGGGTGTTGCCGTGCCGTTTTCGTCGACAGACAGACCGAGGTATTGGGGTTTCTGTCCCAAATAGTACGAGTTTGGCTTCGGCACCCGGTGGTCCGGGTGACCTTTGAATTTGAGTTGTGTCATGGACCTCTCAGGCGACGCGCTGAAGCTCACGCTCGATCGTCGCGATATTTTTCGAATGGTCTTCGCCTACGAATGGCGCGGATCGCCCGTAGATTGCAGCGTGACCGATGAACTTCGGTTTGATGCCGGGATGCATTACGCCCTTAGAAAAGAAGCGCTTGCCGCTTACACCGAAGCTCCCGCCAACGGTCCACGAGAGCGCCTTCTTACGCCGTGGAACAATCGGATACTTCGCGCGCTTCGGGCCCCATAAACCGGTACCATCTTCAACGAAAAGCGAGTGTTTGGTCTTGTTTCCAAGCTCGCCGCGAACCGTGCCACCGGTACGCCAACACCTGTGAAACCACCCGGCGCGCATTTGATACGTCTTGCCGGGAGTGTTGATCTTCGCGACCATCTCCGCGCGGGCACCGATCGCCTGTGCCGCCATCCATTCCGCGCGCTGTATCTTCGTGAACAGCTCGTGGTGCTGTTGGCGCAGAGCGGTTACGTCGAAGGGCATGGCCTAAAGCTCGTAACTAAGCTCACGCTTTTTGAAGCCGCGCGCGACAATCTTACTGGGCAGAAACTCTTCAAGAGCCCAAGACTCGCCGAACTTCTCACCGATGAGCTTCATCGCTGGAATGGTTGACTCGTCGATGGTTGAGATGATGCACTCAAGAACGAAGCCATTGTTGACGCTGTGCTCAAAGCGAACCATCTGACTTATGAACGCAGCGCATGCGCCATAAAGGTCACGGTGAAACTCAACGCGCGCAGCGTCTCGTTCGCTACCGGACTTGAGATTATACTCAGCCTTTAGGCTGCGAATCTTTAGAACCGCTCGCGATTTCATCTCGAGTAAAGCCATTGTTTGCCCCGTTTCTTACGTCTTGTTCCCGTAATTCACCGTCACGTCCGCACCGGTTGCCGGTGTGCCGTAACCGTCGTTTGGAGTCGTGTAGGCGCCGCCTTCGAAACCGACTCCGGAGGTGTCACCCTGGAACGTCAAGCGTTCGACCGTTTCAAGCGTCACTGAGCCGCCGAAGTAGCCCTGTCCCTTGTCCGTCGTAAGCTCTGCACTCACCGCTGGGCCACCGGCTCCGGTCGTGTAAATCTCGCTAAACTGCCCGTGAAACTGGTAAGCCCCGTTGTGGTAAGCGTCGTGGTGACCGAGCGTGATGGCGGTGAAAATCGTGTTACGAATCTGAATCCAAAAGTGGCCAATCTTGCGCTGACTGGCAGGACTCAAAGGGCCCACTATCCAATCAACAGACCACTTTTGTGTCGACGTGTAGTAGTCGATTGTCTTCTGAGCGTTGACCGGTTCACCCTCGCGATAGACCGCCAAAACGGGCCACGTTCGCTTCGTTTGCGTGAGGTTTTGAATGCTCGGAGCGACCGTTAGGAGACTCGAAACGGGACCCGTCGAATCAGTCAGAAAGTGCTCGTTATCGAGATGAAGAAGAATCGCGCGCCAAGCTGCGCCGCAGTTCGCCTCGATGGCAGCGGAGAGAAGCCCGACGATAGAACTTAGGCCTGGGTCGTAATTCTCAGCGCAATCCTCGGTCGGAATCAGCGGGAACCGTGAAGCCCCAAAGCTATCGAAGGACGCGGCCATTATTGCCCAGCTGGTTCACACGTAAGGGTCACACGAAGGGCTCGGTCAACGTTGCTGTTGTTGATCCGGTAAAGCATGCCCTTGGGGCACTGCGGACCGGTAACGCGGACGGTTAAACCAACGTAGTTGTCCAGACGGTCGCCGTTGAGTTTTGCGCGATCGAAACCGCCGCCGGGGTAGAGTGGGGTAAACGGGCCAATCACGACGGAGCCGGCAGGGTAGAGGCCAAGAGCGACCTCTTTCTGCGAGGGAAAGCGAACCTTGGGAGGCGCGCCGCCCGAAACCGTGATCGGTAGACTCGTCGTGAACTCGTCACCGTCACCGTCGCGAGCCCCGGACCACTGCGAGGTCACGAGCTCGACTGTGTGTTCGCGTAGACCGAACTTCGCCGGGAGCGCCCGGTGCTTGTCGGCGATACGTCGCCATTTGTCCGCGAGGGCCACTAATCATTCCAATGTGACGTTAGGCGATGCAAAAGTAGCGACGCGCCCGCAACTAGATCGCGAAGGCCAGTTCGATTGCTATCGTTGCAACACTCAGTGTGAGTGTTATCGCGGTTATCGTTCCACACGATGGCGAAACCGAGCATTTTGCCGCTTTTCGCGGACTCAAGCAGCTCGGTAAGCGCCGTCGTGCAATTAGCGGACGGGACCACACAGTCGATCTTTTTGAGCTCTGCCGCCATGGTTGCCGTCTTTCAGTAGTCGCTAAGCCCGCCGGAGGGAGAAAACGGACTTAGCTGGGGAGTTAACCGAATTTCATCTCGAAGGCACACGGCGCGTTTCCGCTGATTCCACCAGACCACCAGTCGCCAGGGAAACCACCGGTACCGTAGTAGTCGGAATGAATATTCACGCCGAAAAAACTCGAAATTCTTCCGATGTGAACGCGACCCAGTGACTTCGCTCGAACCTCTAAACTTGCAGCGGTTCCGCTTTGAAATTCAATTTCGTCGACCTTTTTTAGGCCTATTGAATCGAACGCATCTCCGCCAGTTCGAATAGCCGTGTCGATCTCAAGAATAGCCGCAAGCTCACCACGAATATAAGTCTCACCGTCGGAATCAACCTGAACGAGAGCCGATTCAAGGCGCACGTTCTTGTACCGAAACGCGTTCGGGTATCCAAGAACGGAACGGATTCGAATCAGCTCTGCGTTGGTAAATGCCATGGCGATTACTTGCGTTTCGCGGTGTTTTCAGGCTGCTTAGGCGGATCTTGCGCCGGAGGTTCTTCAGGCTTTGTTTTCGCCTGTGATTGCTCAACCGGGACAAGTGCAACGCCTTCGAGTTTCACGAAGTGCGCCACATCGTCAGGGATTTCAACCGTGTCACCAGGAGCGCAGCTGTAAACCACGCCCTTGATTTCACGCGAAACAGTCGCCTCGCGTTGGTTGGTAAACAACATCAGAACGCCACCAGAACAGGCACGTTCTGAACGTTTCCGCTCGTTACATGCGCAGTGAAGTCGGTCTTTAGCTCGTTGGCGAGCGTGTTGGCCGATGATTGATCGGTTGCGTCAGCGGACGACGTTGCGTTGGTCGCGTCAGCCGTGTAGTGATACGTCGTTGATGCGCGGTGAGTGTTATAAAAACCCTTTACCGCGTTCAGTGCAGTAATAGCAGATGTTAAGTCAACCACCGAAGAAACTGCCGTCACGAACGTTGCATCGACGACCTTGTGAGCAACCGTTGACGCGGCATGAGCGGCGGTCTTTGCAACGATCTCCTTCGTTAGAACGAGAAGCGTCGCAAGGTCCGTCGCATTCGCCGACGTGATGGTCGTCGATCCAGGGCCGTTGCTTGCCCCGGTGCCGATATCACCGCGGTCGATGTGGAAGGCGGAAGCAGCCCCGATCGCTTTCGCGAAGGACTGCATGATCTGCACGTTGTCCGCCGCCTGCGGATACGTGTTACGAATTAAAAACGCCATTAATTCCTTACGGGATCAAAACGTTGCGACGAACACCCATCGCGTTGGGGCGTAAGCACTTGAGCTGCGCAGTGAGGGCAGCGCGGCCCTTGAATGCTGAGCCAGTCTTAGCGAGTGGCTCGAAATACATCGACATGTTCAAGAGCGAATTTCCATCACTTGCCGGGATGATGCCCTTACCCGCTAACATCGCATACGCGGCCTTGTTAAGCGCCGGCATAAGAAGCTCGACCTCGACGTAATCGGAGTTCAGATAGATGATCGAGCCGGCACCAGATGTGTCGCCGGAAAGGCCCGCGTCCTTGTCCTCAATGAAGGTGCAGCCGTCAATCACGACAGTTGATACCTTGTAAGCGAGGTTGACAGGTGCGCCCGCCGCTTGAATCGTTTCGGTTTCCATGCGCCGCAATGGATCCAAGAGACCAGCAACGACGTTGAAAACACCGGGCTTTACAAGCGCGATATCGGGGCGACTTCCGCCGTTCGTGTATGAGTTCGCGAGATCATCACGAATCATCTTCACGGTCAGCGCTGTGGCGCTACCAGGATCGGAAACATTCGGGCGCCAAAGAGCATATGTGCTGCTCGAGCGATCGATACCGGCATACGTATTCGAAGCGCTACCAAGAGCAGCGCCGAATCCGACGATTGTCGGAGCCGAGCCAGTGCCTGAACCGGTTCCGAGGAACAAGTGCTTGTTGATATACGAGCACGTTGCAGCTGCGCCATTAGCGAGCTGTCGGCCCCAAATGTCTTCATTTCCTGCTGGGCCAGCAGTGGTTGTGCCAGCTGCATCAACGGCGAGGTTGGTGATCGAAACCGGCGCCTCGTAAAGGCCCCAATTCAGGATTCCACCAGCTTGACCGTCTTGCGCAAAAGACGTCGTGTCGGCGCCTTCGTTATATTCCGAAGCGCCCTGTCCGTCGGTCTCAAACGGGATGGTAACGTTTTTGCCGCCGCCGATAACCTTACGCAAAATCGAAAGCGTAATAGCGCGACGATTTACTTGCCGGATGACCTCGTGATTATATTGCTGCGCGAGCAAAATCATCGATAAAGCAGTAACTGCCATATTAAATTTACCTCAGTGTGTGAAGCCCGTAACGAGCTATCCACGCAGGCCACGGGCTGGCACTTGCGAGGGTTGATCAGTCAAACGAGCCAGTTGGGACGCCTTGCGCCTCAAGCTCGGCAGCCATGCGGGACGCCCATGTTGGGTCATCGCTGGCCGTGGGGATTTTGCCGGGTTGGTTACCTGGTAAAGCGCCAGGTGTTCTCGGCAGCCTCGGAGGCGGCGAATTCGGTGTCTTAGGTGTCGGTGCTGGCCGATACGCGTCCGCTTCTTTGGACTTCGCGAACGCCTCTACGCCATCGCGTAACGGCAAAAGAGTCTCTTGTAACGGTCCACCTGTGTATTGCGGGACCATTGCGCGGAACAGTGGCTTGCCGGTTTCGTCGAACTCGACTCGCTTGTCTGCGTAGTAGAGCGACTTGGCAATCGGGTCGATGAACTCGGGTTTGATGTGCCCACCGAGCGCGGTCTTTAGTTCACCGAAAGCAGCGTCCTCACGAGCCCTTCGCTCGACTTCGATACGCGCCTTTTCGGAGCTTTCGAGCGTCGTTTTCATCTCGGCTAATTGCCGTTGAAGCGCCGCAAATTCAGGGGTTTGCTGAGGTGTCCCGGCTGGTTTTTCGCCGGACGGCTCCGTCGGTTTGAGCGCTGCAAACTTGTCATCAATGGCTTTAGTGAACGTCGGAAGTAACGTTTCGAATGCCTTGGGAAGTTCGCGCTTTAGTTGCGCCGTCACCGCCTGGTTGGCGATATTTGCAATCTCGGCAGCGGTCAACGCAACGGGTGGCGCACCGCCTCCGCCGGCTCCGCCGTTGTCGCTTTGTTGCTCAAATAGAAACCATGAACGACCACCATTTCGAATGAACATAACCACCATCTCCCGCGTCTATTGACTCGGGTGCACCCTTGCGGGCGTGTGCACGATACGGTCGTGCGCCGTGCGGATTTCTCCGTTATGCCGCGAGCATGTAGTACTCGAGGCGCGAAACTTCTTCGTAGTGCGCGACGCATTGGCATCGCGGGTGGGCCATTCCAGGCTCACCGCCAGGAAATGACTCCGAAGCTAAGACTACCGTTCCGTTTTGCGACCAACAGAACTCGCAAGCGTCAAGCCGCGCGTCCCATCGCTTGATAAGAACACGATCGCCGGTTGGTCTGTAGGACTCGGCAATCCGTTGTCGCTCCTGGTTGAATCCTCGCGCCGACTCGGTGATCGCTATCGAATCAAGCCTTGAGCGCAATGCGCCAGCGGCTTCGTTTGCTGGGTTTTTCGAGCCGTTTATCACCGCAAGCATTACGCGCCTGCGCCATGCTTGTGAAAACTTAATCGACAGAACCGAAGCCCCAACAGTAGAACCAAGCGCGAAAAGAGTGGGGCGATGCATGCTGATTGCGCCCGCTTTGATTCCTGCTTGTTGACTCTGGAATATAACCGGAAAGAGCTTACGATTGACCTCTTCCGCTACGACATCCAAGTGTCGAAGCTCGTCCTCTTCCAGTTCCTCAGGAAGGATCTTCTTTCTTCTTTTTCGCATCAGGAACAGGGCCGCCGCTGTTGCTTCCAGCATTCGGCGTCTTGTTTCCCGGTCGCTTTCCTGCTCCTGCTGAATCATTGTGTAGGGCGTGAGCTAGAGCCTGCTGATATTGCGCCTCAAGCTCGTCTTTCTCTTTCAGATCCGCAAGACCTTCTTTGAGTTGTTCGAGCGCCTCGCCGCGTGCGCTCTCCGAGAGTTGCGGCATAAGCGTGTCGAGAATCAGCTCACGCATCTTGAGCTGAACGAGCTCACTTGGCATCCCGATCCGGTTCGCGCTCTCGATTGAGTCGAACAGGTCCGAGATGTTTACGTCGGTGAATTTATCGATACCGGCAACAGTGAAGTCCGCCGCGTCTTCGCCGCGCATGGCCCCAATCAGGTCAACGATACGCCCGATCGCGTCGCGCAAAACAACCGCGTAAGCCTCAAGGATCGCACGAGTCGCAACCATGTCGGCGGACTTGCTCTTGGCTGATCTGGCAGAGTTAGAGGCAGACGACGAGATACCGTCCGCCATTTGGTGGACGATTCGGTAGAGCTCCTCACGGCAGTTTTCTATCGAATTAGCAAGCACCTCGAAGGGCGCAGCTGGCGGCGCGAACCAGTCAACCTTATCGTTTAGACCGAGCTTGATACCGCGCCCAACACCGAAAACAGGCGCAGAATCAGGCTCTTCCTGGTGGAAGACAGGCATCGCATAGCACGATGCTTTTAGTGCCCAATTGAGCGCCGAACGTTGCGTAAACAACTCGATTTGAGCATCAGAGGCGCGTTCAGCGAGCCACATGCCTTCACCAACATCGAACACCACAACCGGGACACGACCGATCTCATTCGGTATCGACTCAATAAGCGGAGCCTCGGTTTCGACCCCGGGGCGCTCACCGCTCTTGTAACGGATCTGGTAGATGTCCGTCGAGGTTTTCCCGTAAACGGTCCAGGTCTCGACGACTATTGAGCGTTTCTCTAACGGCGAAATTCTAGGCTGTTCAATCTCGTGATAGACGAGCCACTCGAGTTCGCCAGTAACGTCTGAGCATCCCCAGTCGATAACACACTGGGTTTCGAGCTCCTTGACGCGTATCTCACCAAGCCCGCGCTCTTTCCACTCGGCGAGCGTTTCAGCGTTGCCGACTGGTTTTTCGATCGCGAGAAACGTCCGCCCCTTCATGAGGGCATCGGTAATAGTTTCGCGCGCTAGCTCGCTTAAATCCGTTCCAAGGCCATCAACGTTCGCTTGCCAGGTCTTCCAAAATTCATCAACTGGCTCGTCGTTGTTTTTTGATAACGACGGCGGAACCTGAATCAATGACGCTGAAAAACGGTCGATAATTGGGCCAAGGTAGTTGAAGTATTTCGCGGCGCCTAAACGCTTGCGATAAACAGTCTCTGGCTCGAATTCGTTTTGCGGGAGGAACCGAGTAACTCGATTAGCAAAACACTTCCCGCCACGGTAAAGCGCCACGAGGTCAAGCAAATGCTCGCGGTCAAAGTCCGGATGCGTTTGCTGTAAGATCTCAATTGTCGGCATTACCAGTCAACTGTCCCGCGAACGGGCGGCTTCGAAGTCAGTGCAAAGTGAGCGTTTCCGAGTGCGTCAATCTCGTCGTCAACTTCGTCGCCCTCGCCACGGAAGTCGGCAACGTTAGAGAGAAACGTCACAAGCCAACGATTGGCTTCGGGGAACTTGTCCGGGTCGGGAAGCAGCACGTTTCCGTTGTTCCAGGCCGCCGCAACCGCAGTGGCTGAAACGAATTTATCGCCCGGCGGTTGCTCAACTCGAATCGGAATCCCTTGGTTTTTGATGAATTGAGCGGAGCCTTTTTCTGTGCCGCTTGCGCGCCAAATCATCTTTGCGCCAGGGCGACGCATTGAGCGCGCCTTGAGCGTTAGCGCGAATGATGGGGCCTCTACCTGTGCGCGGTCAACGCAAACGACGTAGAACTTAGCGTCACGGTCGTGCGCCTGCCCGACGCGCCACATCTCGAGACACACCGACCAGTCCGCGTTTGACTTCGCCGTGTAGGCAAGGTCAACACCGAATCCGACGGCGTAACCCTCTTTCGGTAGCTCGGTATAGAATCTTGGATCGTGGAAAACACAGCCACCACGCGGACGCGGACGGCCTTGGTACATCGCAGCAAACGGTACCTCGGTTAGGTCGCGCCGTTGCTGAATGAGGAATTCAATCGGGCGAATTTTGGGGGCAAGCGCCTCGCCAACTTGTCGCCCTAAAACGTCGCCCTCTTCCGCGATTGCGGCAAGGTTTACGTTCTCCCAACCCTCGGCAATAAGCACACCGCTCGGGTCTTTAGGGTGCCACCGCGTGGCAATGTTCACGGCCGAAACACCTGGATGCAAGCGTGTCAAAACGCTCATCCGAAGATCTTCAATCTTTGACTCTCGTATCGCTCCCGAGCGCGCCTCTTTCGCGTTTTTCAGGAGGTCGTCTAGGACAACGATTCCGTTGACCGGATATCCCGTGATACCGCCGTCAATGCCGCAGGCAATTAGTCCGCCGCCTTGAGGCGTTCGCCAATTTCCCCGAGACCCTTCGGTTACGATTCCTCGCCCAGAAACGAGCTTCCGAATCTGCTTTGAGATGTCACCCGAGCGAGTCGCCGAATAGCTAATGTAGGCGTTTAGTCGCTCCGGGTGACACTCGATGATTCGCGCGATTCCGGCCTTGCAGATCTCGGTTTTGCCGTGCTGCGGCGGGGCGGAGTCGCAGGCCCTGACCGGCTCACCCTTGAGTGCCCGATCGAACTGGTTTGCAATCGGTAGCAGCCAATCGGGCCGCAGTAAGTTCGGATTTAGTAGGCTAAAATAGTCAAGGAGCTCGGATGATGGCCTAGTGAACCGGCGTACTGAACTCGCTTGAATCGCTCTCTGCTGATCCGCCCAGGTCTTCATTGCCTGGAACTGGCGAACCATTTGGAACGCGTTTGCCATCGCCTACTTTGTTCGTGTCCAGGTTCATTACCTGGCGAGCTGTTGCCAGGTTGCCAACCTTATCCACACCGTGGATTGCCTCCTCAGCGGTCATCGTTGGAGCCAGCTCAATCGTCCTATCCAGCAGTACGTCCAGGGCTTTCTGAATCTTCGTCCTGGACCGATCGGCGGTTATCTCGCGCTCTCTAGCGACAAGCTGCGACAGTTCGGGATTTTTGCCCGAATCCATCTCGGATTTGTACCGCTGGACGGTCTTGCGATCGACTCCAAATTCCTTAGCGGCAGCCCTTGTCCCGAGTGTCGCGGCGTGCGACAGGATCTGAGCCTTGCGAAAGTTGTCGGCCGCTCCGGAGTTGTGGCTTCTGGGCCTTTTGCGCTTGCCAGCCATGTGTCGACGGCGAGGATGCGCGTCGGCGTTTTAGCCTTCGCGTGTATTGGTTGTCGTCACCAGTCTCCCCGCCAACACCCGTCGAAAATCCGCCTCCCCAAGCGTAGTCCTCAGCGTCCTAGCCCCTCGCGTTTGGCGCCTGGGCTTGGCTCGCTTGGTCCACTCGGCGGGGACGATGACGGTGATGCGGCGAGGCATGGGGAGTCAACGCGCCCAGCCGGCAACGGCAAACGCGTTGGAATTCGTCGCGGGAATCGGATTTGAACCGATGACCTCGTGGTTATGAGCCACGCGAGCATTCCGGGCTGCTCTATCCCGCAAGATGCCACCTCGGGCGGGCCGTGTGTGGCGGTATGTAGGCTTGACCGGACTCTCGTTTCCGAGGAACTTGCCCGCGCCTATACATTAGGCAGCTCACGATTCCGCCAATGTCTCTCAATGGCCGCCAATGCGTCACGGATTGTCACTCGATCTCCTACGCGGGACAGCGAACCCCCTGGTGCTTAGGAGCTTCCCCGACACGTGAGCCTTCACGTAGATATCGTAGACAACTGGCATTGTCGCCTGAAAATCAGCCCTAACCACCATCGCCTCTCGGTGATTGCCTATTTTCTGAGCCAGCCCGGTATCGTACAAAAACAGCCTAGTTTTCTTCGTGGCCCACCCAATCGCGCGGGCAATTTTCCACACTTCGATTAGCTCTGGAATTCCGTCGTTATTCACTTTGCCTCGCTTTCTGACAGGCCACCCACAACCAGATCCCAAACCGCCTCAGCTTCTTTGAGCATCTTTTCCGCTTCGGAAGCGGCGTCAGCTAGGAGCTTGCTCCGCTCTGGGTGTTTCTTGTCCTTCGGTAGGTCAGCAAGCGAAACGAGGCATTGGACCGGCTTTTCCGGGGCCACAATGCCCACTGTTTGCTTTCGGTCGCGCTCACTTCGAAGGAGCTCTAGGCCTGCCTTGGTGAGCGGGGTAACTGCCCAGGCTCTCCCTTTGAGGCCGTGACTCAACTCGTCCCCTTCGTCTCCGTAAGCCGCCTCAATGACCTCCCGATGCTCGGTCGGCATAAGTGAAAGCATCCGTGAAACGTGCGCAAACCTGACAAGCGTCTCGTCCGGTACCGCGCTACGGGTGCCCTCTTTGTCGTTTGATGACCACTCGCCGGAGTCGATCATCTTCTGCTCTTCGGGTGTCAAAAATACCGGTTCAACCGCTGTTCCTTTGCACTTTGGGCACCATTTGCCGAGTTGAACTGTGATAGTTCGCGCCGGGTCTTTCGGGTCCGGACAGGTAAAAGGTTCGTCAACGATGCCTTGCCCGTCGCACTTCCGACACTTCCGTGAGGTACATGATTCGAGTTCGAGCTTGTCCAGGATCGCCCCGATCGTTGACCGCTCGAACATTGAGATCCCTTTTGACAGGTACCATGTAAGCTCGCTTTGTTCCTTCATTGCGGGCCACCTTTGCTTGACTGTCCGTCGTCCATGCGTCACCTTTCCTTCGCACGGTCCGCATTGACGCCCACTCTCTGGCTGACCACTACCGCTCAAGATTAACAGTCTTGGGCGGTTTTTTCTGTTAGACATTAACAAGCGCGCCAATTGATTGCTTTTCTCTGGCTCTACGCTCAACCATGGCGCATGAACGGCAAAGAATTTGTTTTCTATACTTTCCTTTGTTGCATATGCGCTTCCCGCATTTACAAAACACGTCTGGTTTTCTCCTTGAAATCCCTAGGCACTTCTGACATTTGGATGAATATAAGTATATTGGCTTTCCGCATGAGCAAACCTTTATCGGGTGTCTTCTTAGTTCTCCACTTTTTTTGCGCGAGCAAAGCCAGCACATTTTTGCACCATTAAGATGCGCTTTCCTGTTTAGCCTGGCACCACAAGCGCAAAAAAGAACGCGATTTATTGAAACTTCCGCAAGATGACCGCTTACCTCCTCCGGCGGTTCCCCAACCCAAAACTCATACCAACAATTCTGGCAAACGCGGCACCCGAGCGGCATCGAAGATCCGCAGTCTCCGCAAACCTTCTCTTTCGCCTGACCTGGCTTCCGCGTCTTCGGCTGCGCCTTGGTTAGCGACTGAACAATGTCGGACCCTGGCAACGGGTGCATGAGCGCGTTTCCTGCATGGTCGAGAATAATAGGCTCAACGTCGCCTTTCCGCATGACGCGGCCGCACATCTGGAACCAGAGTGCTAGCGACATCGTTGGACGGGCAATGATTGCACAACGCGTCTCCGGGCAGTCCCACCCCTCGGTTAGTACCATGCAGTTCACGACTATTTTGGTTTCACCGGAAGCAAGTCTCGTTAGCATCACAGAGCGAAGCTCATCCTTCGTCTCTCCCGTCAGAAGCTCAGCTTTTATCCCGGCCGACTTGAACGCGTCACGGATCTGCTGCCCGTGTTTGACGCTGACCGCGTAGCAAACAGTCGGGCGATTCTCAGCGAGTCGTTTCCAATGGTCGACGATGTTTCCGACTAGGTTTTTTCGCCGCGAAACCTTGTCCAGTTCACCGATATTAAAGTCGCCTCCGGATATCTTGACGCCGGACAGGTCAGGGCGTTCGTCTACCGGTACGGTCCAGACCCTAGGGCGGCTCAACCAACCAGCTTCGATAAGCTCCGAGGCTTTGGCGGATTCGACGATCTCCTCAAACAGGTCACCAAGCGGTTTGCCATCTAAACGATATGGCGTAGCGGTGAGACCAAAAACCAACGCCTCAGGATAGGCTTCGAGAATCTTGCGATACGACCTAGCGGCAGCGTGATGCGCCTCGTCGATAAACACAAGATCGGCACACGGAAACTCGCGACGAACAAGTGTTTGAACGCTAGCAACCTGGACCGGTGCGCAACGGTTCTCTTTGTCGTTTGCCCGGATCGTTCCGATTGATGCACCTGGCACACCGTGATCAATGAGGCGCTGCTTTGCCTGGTTTATCAGCTCGACACGGTGAGCGATAAACAGAACCTTACCGTGTCTTTGGATTGCATCGCGTATCAGCTGTACCGCGACCACGGTTTTTCCGCTCCCGGTTGGGCCAACGATGAGAATGCGTGACTTCCTGGATGCCTTTATCCTCGAAATCCAGTCAAGCTCGTAATTGCGAAGTTCCATAAAACTCTAATTCCACCAAGGCGCCACAACCCTCGTCCCCACCGGAAACGCGTTATAAATCCCAAACTCCGTGAATCCAGGACCGTCGCCGTCGTCAGGCTGAATCCGGTCTATTCGCGCTGGATAAATCAAAACAGAGTCGCCGATTGGGATATCAATAGTCTTCCACTTGCCGACGAGTCTACCGCTAATTTCTAAACTCACAACAATCTCACCAATGCGCTTCGGTTGCTCACCGAATGCGCGGATACCGTCGAGTTCGTGTATTATCTTTGCATTCGCATAAACCACAGAGCGATCGGTTTTCTTGCGCTCTATAGCCCACTGCTCTCTCGATTGCTCAAGCTCGAAATGCGCCTCCGATTCTGAATCGTACCGGTTCGCTTTTTCTGGTTTAGTTGTTAGACTAAATCGACGAATCGGACCGTATTTCAGGTATAAACCAGGTTCCAGCTCAACGATGTATTTCATCGATCACTCCTCCACAGCCACAAGCTTGTACGTTTTCGATTTGTCGAGGAGCGATGGCCTAATTGACCATTGCCACGCTTCGCCTCCGTGTATTATTGTTCCAACAGTAACCCGAACCTTTTTCACCCCAACCATC